TTTCATTCGTTCCACCTAAAGAAATAGTTGCAGAAACACCAGTTATATCATAAGCGGTTTCTATAACTACTGATCCTACAGAAGAAGTTGCTGATTGACCTGTTGGAGACATTACGTCTGCTGCATCAACTGATCCTACAGAAGAAGTTGCTGATTGACCTGTTGGCGTTAAAGTAGCATCAATTACAAAACTTAAAGTTCCAACAGAAGAAGTTGAAGAAACTCCTGTTAGTCCCATTGCACTTGCAACATCGTCTAAAGCAAATAGACCCCAAGAGTTATTATTCCAACCTTTAGCGCCCCAAGTATTATTACCTAAATCACTTTGTAATCCAAAACCTGTTAATACTGCGTGAGCATCATTTGATTCACCCCAAGCTTCTTCACTCCAACCATCACGTCCCCAACCAGTTTCGTTATATACTTCTGTTAATGCACCAACACTTGATGTCATTGACAGACCTGTTAATTCTACACTTTGATCGTTTACTGCGCCCCATTCTCCTGTACTCCATGTTCTACCACCCCATCCTGTTTGAGGAACACCCATGTTAGTTCCATCACCAACAGATGAAGTTAAACCAAATCCAGGTAAAGTGACTACAGGGTCATTACTATCTCCGAATGGTCCATCATTCCAAGTATTTCTACCCCAACCAGCTGATTGAAAAGATAATAATCCATCTGCATTTAAAGATGCTGTTAATTCTAAACCTGTAAGTACGGCCGTGTTATCTGGTAATTCACCCCATTCATTTTTATCCCAAAGTTTACCACCCCAACCTTGTTGTGGCACTCCCATATTAGTTCCATCACCAACTGAAGAAGTTGCAGAAACTCCTGTTGGAAAAACATTAGATGTATCTTGAGCACCAAAAGAGTTTTGATCCCAAGTTAACATACTCCAAGTGTTTGAAGTTGGAGTGTTTGCTTGTCCACCCATTCCTGAGTGATTGGTACAATAATAATATAATGTTGGAGCAGAAGCAGCTACGGTAATTTGTGTGTATGCTCCAGCTTGTCCTGGCGTTCCATTTGTAGTTACACCGGTTGTGTATTCAGAACCACCGCTGTGTGTTCCGTCTGAAGTTTCAGAAAATCTTAATGGATGTGAACTGTTTGATGAATCAGATTGATCAAATTTATAAATGTAACCTTCAGCTAAATTAACTGTATCTTGTAATACACTATCAATATAATAACGATTACCGGAGCCAGGGTTGGCTACCGTTACTGTAAAGGTTCGAGTAACGGACATCCGTTAATCTCCCTTACGCTATTCTGATGATCGCGTTTGAAGCGTCTGCTGTTGGAAATTGAATTGTAAAAGTTCCACTAGTTACAGTTTTGTCTGAACCAAAATCAATTGCACAAACTGCTGGATCACCTGATGCTGAATCGTTAAAAATTAAACATCCTCTTGCTGTGAAAGAAGCAGATGTAAAACTTGTGTCAGCGAAATCACAAACTGCAGTGTCTGAAGATAAAGCAGGAGTTACACTTGTAAGCGCATTTCCTTTTGCAGTGTACCCAGAACCAGAAACTTCTTCTGAAGTTGTGTACGCAGTTGTAGATTTGCTTAACGTAGCAGAACTTGTGTACAGTGCTAAGTTAAATGTATTACCACCTGATGATGAAAAATTGTGTGTGCCTGTTAAAATTTCAGTTTTGAAACTGTTACAGATTGCCGATGTTATTGCCATAATTTATCTCCTAATTTTTACGGTGACGTAGAAGGTATAGTTATTCTAACAGTCCCATCCGTGTAATCATCACGTTTACGTCTGCCAAGTTGTTCCATACCAAACTTGTCTAGTTCTTCTTTATACTTTTTCTCGTATAGTGTCAACATATCTAATGGGCCTTTTAAAAAACTAAAGGCTTCTACTAGACACGCATATAATAGACCATTACCAAAATATTGACTGATATAGGTTGTCGTATTTGAGCTCGATAAACCGTCTGGGATGGCCTGATAATGTATTTTAAAGGTAAACGTACTACTAGGTGCCGGAGCTATCATTAAACGGCCTGAAGTCGTGTCTGAGACGCCTGTAGCACCACCAAACATAGCATAATATTTAGGTGTTCCTGTTGCTGTTTCAGCAGGAATATATTCTTGTAGATAAGTTTCGTCTTTTTTTTCTAACCAAGTATTTGCTCCAGTAGCAGCTGATGTTGAAGTGTAAACTTGCACACCTTTAACAAAAGTAGTTTTTGCTGGAACGTTAATTGTTGTCTGTCCTGTAACTAAATTACCAATAGATTGTTTTTTATATGCATCAATGGGTACATCTCTAAAAATTTTCATTTCAGCATTTTCAATAAACTGATTAGTAATAGTAGAAGTTAATACATTACTATCTACTTCGGTATAATTTTGAATTGCTGTTGTTAATGTTGCGTATGTAAATCCTGCCATTATGGTGTCAATGTTACCGGCCCTGCCGTTACAAACATCCCTCCTGAGTTTTCAGTTACAGTAGGAGTTGATCCTAATGTAAATGTATAATTATTTGTTCCTGTTACAGTTATACTAAATCCTGATGAATTTTCAAACGCTGTAAAAACTACTCCACCAGGAGAGCCATCTACGTTTCTAAAAACAACGGTATTTCCTGAAGTTCTTCCATGACTTGGTTCTGTAACTGTAATTGTTGCACTTCCAGATGTAATATTAAAAGGATTTCCTGGTAACATATTTTCTGTCGCTGGCTCTGTTCTATCTGGTTTTGCCATTGGTAAACCTTGAGGATCAGCTCCATGTGGTTTAGGCTGTAATTGTGGTTGTTTAGGTTCAAACTCAGAAGTATGAACTCTAGAACCATTCCATTCTTTAACCATTTCTTTGTATGGAAAAGCCATACCAGATCTGTCTGATATAAATTGTGCGTGTTTACCTTTTGAAAAATTAGACATTTGGATAATAAGTTTTTGGGGTTATATAAGAACTAGATGATGAGCCATCCTCCGCTAAAGCTCTTTGTAATTCATCTTCATAAAATAATTTCATTTGTTGTGTCATTTCGGGTTTAAATTTTTGTGATAAATAGTAAGCTAAACCTGATGCCATACATGGAACAAATCTATATGGTACATCTGTTGCGTTAGTATAATCTCCTACATCTTGAATTCTTTTTACATAGTAATAATTAATTGTATTACCTGCTTCTGAAGATCCTGGTGTTAGGTATAAAGTGATTGTAACTTTATCTATAAATCTTTGCACAAAATATTGTGAAGGTGTTCCTTCAGAAGTTTTATTTGATAAGCCTTGATATGTAGATCTATTTATTTTTGTAAGAGGTGAATCAACACTTGAAGAGTTTCTGTAAACAGCTTCTAATACATCGTCAACACCATATACAGCTGTAGTGCTAGAAGTACCATCACCTGTTGATCTAAACATTGTGTATTCTGCTTGACCATCAACTAATGTAATTGAATTGTTTGCTACTTCCCAATAGTGAAGTCCTCTATTACCCCACTCTTGAAACATAATATTAAGAGAACGTCTGGCCATACGTAACTGATTACCAGATACACCTTGCATACCAATTCTTTCATAAGCCTCTTCTATGATTTCATCAATTGCAAATGTTTTGTCGAACGTTGTCGTTCCCGAAGTAGTGTTAGCCATTTAATCTCCTTACTTGTCTAATATAATTGTTACAGTCGAATTTGAAATTGCTGATATAGTCATACCACCTTCAAACACAATACCATCTTCTGCTAAATTATATGAAAACACGTCTCCAGCTGGAACATCTACTTGAAATTGTGTAACAGAATTACCGTCTTGTAAAGTTACTGAACCTGCTGATCCAGAAGAAGCTAAAATAATTCCTCTTAATCTAGTTCTTCCTCCGAAGACTGAACCTGTTGATGTTTTTCTAACTGCTTTTACGTCTGATTTCATTATCCTGTGTATCCTATTGTTACAGAAGTTGTATTAGTTAAATCTAAATACACTCCATTTTTAAATCTTATGCCAGAGCCGGGAACAAAAATATCACAACCTTCTGTTCCAAAACTTGTTTGAAGTTCTAAAGAACCTGTATCATCTGATCCATCATGTAGTTTAACTGTAGAACTAGCTACTCCCGCAGCTTGAATATAAGTTACTCTACATGGCCCTAAGTTTACAGAGCCACCTGTTATAGTTTTAAAACTACCGTCCGCTGTTAACGTACTAAATTTTTGATCGCTTGAAAATGATCCGCCACCTGCCATGTTTTACTCTCCTTATCTTTTGGTGCGGGTGAGTATCAAGATCAAAAAGTCTTGAAGTTTCTCACCCACACTAATTACTTATTACGCTATCGTTGCGCCTTGAACTGAAGTTGCAACCCAACCAATCGTACTATTCCAAACTAGAGTAGCTGATTCAGCTACTGCATCGAACGTAATTGTAGTTCCGTTTGCAAAAGTAGTTGGAGTTAAAGTTCCATCTCCACCATCAACGATCATGTTAATGATTTTAACTTGTCCTGAAGTTGTACCATCAGCTAAAGTTAATGCATCAGCTCCAGTAGTAGTTACCTCAGTTATCAAGTTGACTAAATCAACTGCACCAGCACCAGATAAAGTTTGTACTCCGCCTCTAATACCTTTATCGTAAGATGCGTTAGCTGTAACTGCGCCTGTAGTTGCGTTTTTAGTTATCATGTCAAAACCGTTTTCCGATCTTACCGGTCCTGAAAATGTTGTGTTTGCCATGTTATATTCCTCCTAGAATACATAAATGTAGTCCTCTAGGGATGTCGACCATACGCGTCTACATTTATTTTGTTTTATTAATGTATGGTGCGTAATTTATAACTTAGTTTTTTGAGAAGTGCAAGAGAGCCTTACGAGAAAGTGCGATTTCAGCGATGTAGCGTTTTTTATGTTACGTAGCTACAGAAACGTTGGGAGCAGCGTCTTCTATCTTATTAGTCTGATGAGCAACTTGTGCTTCAGCTAATTTAATGTGACTGATGACTTGTCTAATTTTGTCATCAATCCTTACCATATCAAGAGTGTATCTTTTCTCTTGATTATAGTGCTGCGACCACTTCAGTTCTAGACTCCTTTTTTCCGTGTAAAGGTTCTGAACGTTTGTCATTTATAACCTCCTCATAGGTTAACCACAATTTGGATTTACTTGTAAATCCATCTTTTTCCCATACTATATCTTTTTGTCCTAGTTTGTCAACTAGTGCATCTTCAAAGGCTTTATCCTCATCTTGAGAATCAATCTCAAAACGCGCATGATAGCCGTATGCTCTGATTTGTATTAGGAAAGTTTTCATTGGGTTTTATCTTTCTAACATAAAAAAAGGGCGACTACAAGAGCCGCCCTTAATTATTCAGTTAATCTAGTGATTACGCACCAGGTGAACCAAAGATACCTCT